GTAGAGGTTAGCACCAAAAATGTTATCGACTACGCCATATCGTGTAAGCAAGCCAACACGAGGAGCGAAGTCATTAGGACCAATGGTTCTCTGTACCATAATCGGAATGTAAGGACAGTAGATGATACCAGTATCGTAGAATTCAGGACCCTTATAGCCAAGTAAGGCATACTCAATTGTGTTAGCAGTAGAGTAGCCTAAATTAGAGCCATAATATGTTGCGTTTTGAACTTCAGTACGAGTATCACGATATACGCTGAAACGTCCGCCAATAGCACCGATCTTTGCAATACCAACTGGCTGTGTGTTTACATCGCCTTGAACAGGTACCCACTGGAATTCAGGGAGCATTTCAAGTATAGCACAGACACGAGGAGTTGCAACAATGAAGTTAGCAGAACCACGACGATTACGCGTTGCAATTCTGTTAGCTTCAATAACGATACGTTGATAGAAGTCTCTATTACGTTCAACTAACCAACGACCATCAGCAGATGCAGGATTCCAGAAGGAATAGCCTTGACCAGCAGGAGCGTTAAGGGCAGTTTGAATCATCCGCATAATCATTTCACGGTCAATTTCGGCCTGAATTTCATACGACATAGCGTTTGTAATTTCAGAATCGATATCAATACCGTTCATGTTCTTAAGATCTTGTTCAAGCTCAACAGACCAACGAGCACCTAACCGACGAGTACCAGCTTCAACAGCTGTCTTTTCGAAGGTTACGTTAACCTGTGGAATGTTGTTCTGAATTTCGAAGTTTTTAAGAATCTCAGCAACACCGTTATCTTGTGCAACAAATGACCAAGCAGCATTGCCTGATAGAGCAGAAGAAGACACACCAGTGAAGCGAGTATCAAGGTGCTGGTATCCTAATTCGTTATTACCAGGAGTACTACCGTAAGATAGAGGCTGGTTGTAACGAGTTCCAGGAGCAGAAGCACCACCATCGACACCACCAGTGGCAAGACCAGTTGAGTCATACTTATAGCGCAAGGCAAAAGCAAGACCGACTGGACCAGACATAGGTTGAACGCCGACGATTTCATTCGAGATGAGTTCGGGGAACGTACGACGAATCATTGGAATAAGGATCTTAGGTAGACGAGAGTCACCAGTAGCATAACTGTCTGAGCTAGTAATACTACCACCCGCTGGGTTGTAGTTTTGACCACTACCAAAAGCACCACCAGCACCACCAGCAGATTGCTCAAAGCAATATTGCTCTTGGTTCTCAAGAAGTACTGCTGTACTCCAACGGGTATGCTCGTCTTTAATTTCCTTAATAGAATCAGATTTAAAATCAAGTACTGGCGCCCACTTTTCGAGCAAGCGTTCAGCTTTATTTTTATCTATAAATGTTTGAGGTTTATTCATATGTTTATTTATTATTTCCTTTCTTTTCGACCTCATGAAATGAGAATTATTTTTCTTACTTCATGGTACTCAGGTGTTACCACCTCATAATTCCGGATAAATTGTTATTTAAAGCGTTGTAGTTCATCAACATACGGGTTTTTATATCGTGATGTTGACTCTTGTTGTATTTCTTGAGGAGCATCTGCTTTAACCTTACGATTGTCAAATGCTTCTTCCTTTATCATATTTATTCTGTCTTGATCTTTTCTTTCAAATAATCTTAAAGTATAATCAAAGTTTTCTTCAATAAATTTAGGACTCTTATCTCCTAAGACTCTCTTAAGATAATCTTTCTTTTTAGCTGTAAGATGGCTTGTTTTACTTTCGAGTATTGCATTAGCTTTAATTTTATTATAATTTTCTTTTATAATAGTATTTTCAGCTTCTAATTTCGCTACTTTAGTAGTCAATTCAGTAATTTGATTCTTACCATCTACTACAGCACCTTTAACAGATTCACTCATAAGAGCTGAGTCAACAGCGAGTACTTTCCTTAAGTTCTGGAGAACAGTAGCTGCTGTACGATTCTTTGTAGCTTCTAAAATGGCTTCTGCTGGAATAGCTTCATCAATATACTCTTCTAAATAACTAGAAACAGATTCAATAATATTGTCTTTAAAATCTTTTGCTTTAGTATTAATTTCTGTTTCATATCTATTAACAACATTTAAAAGCTTTTTAGCATTAGAGAGATCAACAGCTTCTATTACTTTTTTTAGCTTCTTAGTATGATCAACATCAATAGCAGTTATTAATTGCTCTAGCTTTTCAGCATAAAGACTGTCTTGTTCAACTAAAGCAGCTTCAATAAGAAGATCTGTCTTACTTTGAAAAGCATCTTGAATTGCACTAATAGATTCTTCACTAAGAATCTGTTTTACATCATCTGTTAACATGTTTGTTATTTTCATTAGAATAAAGGGGTGTTAATGGCTTGATCGATTCTATTAGAAATCTTACTCTCGACGGCCTGTACTAAATATTTATTAGCTTGAGCATAATTTTTTGTTGAAAGCGCGTAAATAAAGTTAGCTATATCAACTGATTCTTTTAAGGCTTTCTTTTTACCTTTTTCTATAGCAGCTGCTCGTTTACCTTCATACTTTGAAATCTTTGAATCTTTGTTAAGATCAGCTTTCGGATTTATTTTAGCCTTGCCTTTTACTACAGTCTTCTTTTTGGCAATCACCTTAGCAGGTTTTTTGGTTTTTTTAAGTTTAGCCATATATTTATTTATACTTTATTATCGTTTTATACTCTATGCTTCTTAAAAATTACTAATAAATTTTAAAATTTGTTCTCTAAGATATACATCAACATCTTTCATAGGTAATTTACCGATGTTTTTTTCAAATTTAGAATATGCTTCTTCATATTTTCCGCTATCAGCTAATACCCATTGTTTAGATTCAAGTATGCCGTTAACAAATGCTTTAGGAAAAGATGGGTCAGCAACACAATCAACAGCAACAAGTCTCATGTTACGTACAACATTATGGCCTCTTGATTCTTCTAAAGTACCTAACGCACGCGAAGACATTCCTACTTTTACACCGTCGTTAATTAAAGATCTTACTATTTGCCCGCAAGGTGTAGTTAGTACTTTTGACTTACCGAAAAATACATTGTCTTGTTCATATAGTTCTGTAACAATATGACATGCTCTTTCAAGATCAACATCAGCAGATGCAGGATGATTAAGCTCTCCCATCGCGCGTCCTGGTGTTATCATCTCCTCATTATATCTCTTTACTTCGCCTCTTAACTCGTCTATGGGATACAGTCTCTTATTCTTATTAACTCCTTCTGCCATCATATATGGACCTTTTATATATAAGGCTGAAGGAGTATTGCGGTTTGTTTCTTCTAAAATATATTCAAAATTGTCTTCTAGAGCAGGTTTTTCAACAAGAAGGTTAAGTTTTAATGCCATATATTTTATTTATATCATTTTTTAATTTTATAAAGGTTTTATTCACTATTGTATATATAACTAATAAAAAACTAATTTAACTTTAAAGTCGTAAATGACTGTCTATAGTATATAATTACTATATATGGCTAGACTTACCCAAGAAGAATTTGTTGCAAGATGTATTGTAAAGCATAATAATCAATATAACTATTCAAAAACTCTATACACTACAACAAGAGATAAAATAATAGTGACATGTGTACATCATGGAGATTTTTATGTGTTAGCAGATAACCATTTAAGACAAAGCGGCTGCCCTAAATGTGGTACACAGCTAGGTGCTAAATCTACAACCCCCACCTACACAGAATTCATTGATAAAGTTTCCGATACTAATCGCGTAAATTTACAATTCTGTGAAGCTGATTATATAAATTCACGTATACCTATAACGGTGTTATGTAAGAAACATAACTACGAATTTAAGCAAAAGCCGTACGATATATATACAAACCGAACTAAATGTAAACATTGTTTGTTTGAAAAACTCTCTAACAAAAGCCGAAGTAATAATCAAGATTTTATTATGAAAGCTCGAGAGATCTATAATGATAGATATTTATATGATAATATATTATATAATTGTAATACTGAACCCGTTAAAATTACTTGTAAACAACACGGTATATATAGTATTACGCCAAAAGAATTTTTACGTGGATATCATTGTAAAAAATGTATGAAGCAAGATTTATTAAAAAATAATAGTAATATGTTTTTTAATGCGTTTAAAGATAAATGGCCTAATTATACTATTAAGTCTGAGTATAATGGATGTTATGCTCCGTTACTTATAAATTGTAACTTACATGGTGATTTTTACGCATCACCTGAACAATCTCGAATCTCACAAGATATATGTGATAGCTGTCGCGTTTATAGAGGCTCACAACAAGAGTTAAAAATTACTAATTTATTAGATAAATATAATATAGAATACCAGAAACATAAAAAAATTAAAAGTGATAAGGGTATGTTTGAGATAGATATTTTCTTACCTAAACAAAATATCGCAATAGAAGTAAATGGGTTATATTGGCATCGTGATCGAGATAATGGTAAATATTCAAAAGATTATCATTTAAATAAAACAGCTACT